CAAACCCTGACATCGAGAACACGCAGGAGTACACAGATTGGCTGATCAAGAACGCCGACCTGATCCGCTGACTGAAGACCCGACGCCAGAAGAGCGCGAAGAAGCGCGTCTCTTCTGGCGCGGGTTCCTCAAGGAATATGGAGCGGGGTACCCCAGTCCTGAGTACTACATAAACTTCACAGACATGTGGTACGCAGTCAGACATGGCCGCGCCTGTGACGTCGGTCAACCCCAGTTCGAAGCATGGAAGATCTACGTCCTGAAACAGTTGATGAAGCGGTGATGCGCAGAGACATCCTGGCGGTGGCTTTGAATTGGGACTGGTCGGACTACAAAGACCTGCTCGCTCATATCGAGGTAGTCACCGGGCTCGACTGCACAAAAGCTTCGTATTGCATGTTTCACCCGGACACCATCCCCTCAAAACACCTGCAAAAGATATAGCTAAAAACGCTGACGATGAAGCTACAAGGCAGATGCGGCGAGAGCTGACGGAGTGGTGGCTGTCAGCCTACGACGTCCAGAGTAGCGTTGAATTCAGGCGGTTCGCGATCAAGTTGGTCGGGTCATCTTCCTACACAACGACCGAAATTATCGGAACCGTAGGTGCAGAGAAAGTCAAGCGACTATGGGCCAAATACCTCCAACTCCTGATGAAGCACGGCGGTTCTTGATCGCGCGGTTTAAAGAGGAGGCGACAGATACGTCTACCCAGGTCTTTTCTAGATCAATGAGACGAGTGCTCGCCGACGACGCAATGCAGGACGTGTCAGCGTACACCGCACTGAAGCAGTTGTCAGACGCCGACGCACTCCGCCTTTACCTAGCCTTCCTCAAAGAGAGCATGAAGTCATGACGACCGATGAGAAGCGAGAGTGGTTGGCACAGCACGTTCATGCGAAGCCTTCTATAGGGCCCGACATGTCCATTGAGAAGTATCGGGATTACTTCCGGCGAAAGCCGCCGGACGATATCGACTTCCTTTTCCTCTACTACCTCAAGCAATCCATGAAGGAATGACCATGTTGAACTCCTGCAGCATGCTCGCTGACCTCACCATCCACCGCTGGACAGCGACCAAACACGACCCATCTGTGTCCGCCGAAGTTGAGCGCACGCACAGCGCCAAGAACGCCGGCCGATACAACAAGTTGCTCATCGACCGAGCACACCTGGCTGACATCGATGCACTGGGCAATCAGCTGCGTGCGTTCCACTACAAGCACACGCTGCCGTGGTCGGACAAAGGCGCCCGCATCCTGCCCAGCAAACTGTTCATGACCTACCAGGATGGCTTCAATGACCTGCGCGACAAGCGCAGCGCCGCTGTCGACAAGTTCATCGAGCTGTACCCGAGCCTGGTCGCCGATGCACGCACACGGCTCAAGACCATGTTCGATCCGTTTGACTACCCTGACGTCTCACAGCTGCGGCAGTCGTTCGGTGTGGACCTGGAGATCATGCCAGTGCCCAGCGCTGAAGACTTTCGCGTCGGCGTGCTGAACGACCAGATGCAGTCTGCCATCCGCCGCGACATCCTCCAGAAGCTCGAAGAGCGTGGCAAGCAGGCCAACCGCGAGTGCTGGCTGCGCGTCGACGAGGTCGTGGGCCGCATCGCTGAACAGTGCTCGAAACCCAAAGGCCGCATCTATGACTCCCTGATGGACAACGCCCGAGACCTCGCTTTGGTCATCGACGGCCTGAACATCACGGACGACCCTAACATCACCGCGATCGGCGACGACTTGCGTGCGCTGATCGTGGACCCTGAGGACTTGCGCAAGTCGGCCACTACCCGTGCGGCCATCGCACGCCTGGCCAACGACATCCTCCAACGCGTTCCTCGCGCATAACTTCGACTCTCTATCTTCGACTCGTGAAGGATCTAACGACATGAACGCACGACAAGCTCTCACTGTGACCCGCTCGCAGCTCGTGCTGCGCCACCCATTCTTCGGCATGCTGGCCTTGCGCCTCCGTCTGGTCGAGCGAACTGACCTGCCATTTAAGACCATGGCAGTCGACGGCACCAACCTGTACTACGACCCCGATTTCGTCGCACGCTGCCCCCGCGCACGCCTGATGGCGGCTGTAGGCCACGAGGTCTTGCATTGCGCTCTGGAGCACATCAATCGTCGTGGCGCCCGCGAGCCCCTGCGCTGGAACATGGCCATCGACTACGCCACGAACTTGATCCTGGCGGACGCTGGCCTGGACGTCGATCAAGAGAAGTGGCTGTACAACGAGAAGTTCAAGGACATGACGGCCGAAGAGATCTATAACCTGCTGCCGCCACAGCAGAATGACGACGACGGCGGCAGCGGCGGTGGTCAGGGCGTCTTTGACGACCATATGCCGGCTTCCGGTACGTCGGAGGAACAGCAAGCCCAGGCGCACAGCTGGAAGACCGCTACGGTCCAGGCCGCCCAAGCCGCAGCAGCTCGCGGCAAGCTGCCCGGCACACTGCAGCGCTTGGTCGACGACATGCTGGAGCCTCAAGTCGACTGGCGCGAGAAGCTGGCCAAGTTCATGCACGCCGGCAAGGGCTACCAGAACTACAACTGGATGACGCCTCAGCGCCGCATGCTGGTCCACGGGCTCGTCTTGCCGGCCATGGACGGCAAGCAAATGGGCACGATCGTGACAGTCTCTGATGACTCTGGCTCCTTCGGCGCCAAGGAGCTGCAGGCCCTCGCCTCCGAGATCAACGGCATCTCGATCAGCACTCAGCCCGAGCGACTCATCCACATCTCGTGCGACGCAGCGGTGAACCATGTCGCCGAGTTCAGCCCGACTGACATGTTCGTGATGGAGTCCAAGGGTGGCGGCGGTACGGACTTCCGCCCGCCCTTCGACTATGTCGAAAAGCACGGCATCGCGCCGCAGTGCCTGATCTACCTGACTGACGGCTACGGTCCGTTCCCTTCCGAGCCGCCTGCTTACCCTGTGCTGTGGGTCATGACCACTGACGTCGTGCCGCCTTGGGGTGAGTATGTCCGCATCGAGCTGTGAGGTTTGTATGTCTTTCGAGTTCAACAACCACCCCATCGTCAACGAGCTACGCGCAGCCGCAGCTGAGCTGCGGGCAGCAGACCCCTACGTGGCCAGCAAGTTCAGTGGCGACGAGATGGCGCACCTCCAACACATGATCCGGGTGGCTCAGAAGCACGGCCCGGTGTCTGAGTCACAGACAACTCAGTGGTCACCGACTGAAAAGCGCGCCTACAAAGCAGCAGTAGCTGCGGCTGAGTACATCAAAGCACCCGGGTCAAAGGGCCTGTGAACCTACTGTGAGGTTTGTATGACTGAAGAACACAATGACTACGAAAACGAATCCACGATCCCATCGCCTTTTCCGAGCGACGACCACTTCAAGTTCATTCTGGCTTCGATGGCCATGAAAGGAATCTGCAAGATCATCGCTGACTTTTCTGGCAGCGGTGATTCAGGTTCTGTCGACAGCGTGAGTTTTTACAATCACGGCGAAGAGCTTGTCAGCGGCCTAGATACAGTCGTCGTGCCCTGGCCGAAGTTTTCCAAGTTCTACAGGTACGGAAAGTGGATTGAAGAAATCTCCGAGGTATCTCAATCGCTGTGCGACGTCATGATTGACTTGGCCTACACAGCCTTGGAGTCGACTGGCCTCGACTGGTACAACAACGATGGCGGACAGGGTGAAGTCGTGTTCACGATGTACCCGGAATTCAGCGTCGAGGTGAATGTAGGGATCAACTACACCCGCACCGATGACTACTCGTTCCACTTCAGCGGTACCCCCGCGCAGGATGAACCATGCACCCCCACCACCACAGCCTGACAAGCGTAAAGACCTGGGGCGGCAAGCCAGAAGACTACGTCGCCATTCACGACTGGTTCGACGCCACCAAAGAAGTCTTCGCCGACGCACGCCACCGCGCACTCAGACATCACTCACAAGGGATCTTCGAGTGCGAACGAGTCTTTGGTAAGACCATCACAAATAGTGATGGCCGAGTAGTCCCCGTTCGGTACATCGGCGAGCAGCACGTGATGGAAGACTGCGGGGGCCGTATCCCGACGGTTCAAGACTGGTTCCAAAACATCAAGATGGAAACGTGGATGAACCGTGGGTACAAGATCACGCCTCCACCTGACTCGCCATGAAAATCAGCACTCTGTCTCAGCTTTTCACCTGGGTGGCAGACGAAGAGCTACCACGTCGGTGGAAAGCCGACCACATGGTCTACATCTGCCCGTCCATCATGGTCGCGCCGTGTGACCAGAAGCTGAAGGACAAGGCCCGTGCGATCGTGGACGGCCGGCTCGACGGGTACACGTACCTGGGCTGGATCGGCAAGAACCACCGTCATCTGCTGGTGGGCGACGTCAAGCGCAAGGCCTATGAAGGCCGCATGCGCTGGTGCCGCGCACTGGCTGAGGAGTTCCGATGAAAGTAGGAGCGATGTCCTATGCCCAGCTCATCCTGGCCATGCAGGACGGCTGCCTGAACTGCCAAGAACTGGCAGAAGTCACGGGCCTCCACTATATGACTGTGCTGGAGTACACCCGTGCCCTGCACAAGGCTGGAGCTGCTCACATCGCTGCATGGGAGCCTGATGTTCTGGGTCGGCACACGATCAAGGTCTACAAGCTCGGCAAGGGCAAAGACGCGAAGCGACCTAAGCTGAAGGGAAGTGAAAAGCAGGCCGCGTACAAGAAGCGTCAGAAAGCGCTGAACCATCAACTGACCGTACAGACCGCGCTGGCATGCCAATCAGGAGAGCTATGAAACAACTCACCGTCAGGGCCGATATTAGCGGCTCATATGTCGTCGTCCATGACGGCACTCAGCATTACATCGAGGCGCGTAAAGACTGCCGCTACCCTGACCAATCATTTATCGAGCACGTATGGGGCGGGCAGGTGCAGAACAAGCTCACTGTCCCGAATGAAGACGCGCCCGAAGTAATCATTGCACTCATGCGGAGGTATATGACATGAATTGGACCGACGGGTACCGAACGCTCACGACTGGGCAGCTCATCGAAAGTCATATCGAGTCAGCGCCCGACTATCACGCCGGTGAGCTGGAGCGACTGAAGACTCAGGTGTATGAAATGCAGCTCGTCGTTCAAGCGATTGCAGATCTACTCACGCCCAAGCAGCAAGAGCGGCTGATCGCCGCTCTGCCCATCTACGGCTTCGTGAAAGACCCATCATGAACGAACCCCGCAACGAGCGTGAAGCTCACTACATCATCCACTCCACCTTCCCTCGCGAGATCTTCACCGCCCGATCACAACGCCAGCGGTCAAGCCGAGGGTACTGGATCACGGTCGCGCTGTGCGTGGCCAGCGCCATTGCGTGGGTCTGTTTTTCTGCTGCATAATCGGTTATCTTTTTTAGACACCGAACCGATATGAACGAACAGATCATCTCCTGGTCGTTCAGCAAGCTCGGCGACTTTGAACAATGTCGCCTCAAGGCTAAGCTGAAGCACGTCGACCGAATCCCCGAACCTGAGCGTCCGCTGCCTCCTGGCAAGACCGAGCACGCCAATGATCGGGGTACCCGCATCCACGACAACTGCGAGCGGTACGTGCGCGGTGACACCGACGAGCTTGTCCCCGAGGCCGAGAAGTATTTCGGCCCCCAGCTCGACCTCCTGCGCGTCTTGTATGCCGAGGGCAAAGTGCTCCTCGAAGGTGAGTGGGGCATGAACCAGGACTGGGAACCCCACCCCTGGTCCGGCCAGTGGGAAGAGATCTCCGCAAACGCGTTGGAAGAACTCGACCTGAAGCCCAACATCAAGGCGACCACCCTGCCCCCTCGGGGCCGGGAAAACGACGTCGCCAAGGTGGGCAAGAAGTTCTACGTCTGGGTCCCGCCGTGGCTGCGTCTGAAGCTCGACGCCTTGGTCTTCCACGACGACTACACGGCCACGGCCATCGACTACAAGACCGGCAAGAAGTTCAACAACGAGGTCAAGCACGCCGAACAGCTCCAGCTGTACCAGCTCGTGACCTTCTTGCGCTACCCCAAGCTGGAGACGATCTACGCCGAGCTGTGGTACCTGGATCAGCCCCCAGGCGACGGTACTGGCAACGTCACCAGCGTGAAGTACACGCGCAGCCAAGGCCTGCGGTTCAAGTCGAACTTTACACGCCGAGGCACCAAGCTCACCCGCAACACCGACTGGGCGCCCAACCCAAACCGCTTCTCTTGCAAGTGGTGCCCCTACGGGCCTTGGGAAGGCGCCACCGGTGATTGCCAAGTAGGAGTTCGTTGACGGGAAGTAGCCTGCCGTGACCGACTAGGGGGCGTCTGAAAGGTCACGGAGGGAGTGAGGGCCCGTCATAGAAGTAGTCCCCTCCTCCCGCACGATACCGTGCGCCGGGCACGGAACGCTCCAACCCGGCACCTCCATCTAGGACAAGACATGAACGCGCACCAACGCCGGATCTACTACCGAAGCCATCGCTCGACAGTCAAGCTCGCGCTCGCGAAAGCGGCCATGCGGGATGCCTGGGTGCCGAGCCTTTTCGATGAGTGGGACCTGCGCAATCAAGTCGATGGCGCCCTCGCATTCCTGAAGACCGGTTCGTTCTACACCCGACGCGCCTGGCACGCGCAGGCTTACGGCCGTATCAAACGCAACCTCGACAGAACGCTCTATGAAACGCTCTCCAAGTAGTGGCAAGCCATTAGCGCATCAGATCAAGTCCATCGCACACAGTCAGGGCACGCCGATTGTCTTCGACTGTTCGGACCCTGGAACGGGCAAGACGTTCGTGCGAATCAAGATGTATGCGCTCAGGCACAAGAACCCGCGCAACCGCAAGTGTGCTCTGGTGCTCGCGCCGAAGTCATTATTGCGGACGACATGGTTGAACGACTTCAAGAAGTTCGAGCCAGGGGTTCGAGTCGTCGTCGCCCCCGCTGAGCGGCGCGAAGCGATGTTCGACGAGCCGGCCGACGTCTACGTGACCAACTCAGACGCTGTGAAGTGGTTGGCCAAAAAGCCGAAGTCATTCTTCGACAAGTTCGACGAGCTGATCGTGGATGAGTCGACCGCATTCAAGCACCACACCAGCCAGCGCAGCAAAGCCGCTGCCAAGCTGGCCAAGTACTTCAAGTACCGCACCTGCATGACCGGCACGCCCAACAGCCGCAGCATCACTGACGTGTGGCACCAGGTCTTCTTGCTCGACGAGGGCAAGCGCTTGGGCTCGTCGTTTTATGCGTTCCGCAACGCCGTGTGTGAGCCCAAGCAGGTCGGGGCCAACAAGAATGCAGTGAACTGGGTAGACAAAGACGGCGCGGAAGAAGCGGTGTTCGGGCTGCTCAAGGACATCGTGATCCGTCACAAGTTCGAGGAGTGCGTCGACATCCCTGCGAACCACAAGCGATCTGTCAGCTACCTGATGAGTGAGAAGCAGCTCAGAGCGTATGAAGAGCTGGAGCGCACGCAGATGCTGCTCCTGCAGCCCAACACTGTCGCCAACCTCAAGGCGGCGTTCAAGGACAAGCCGCTACCAGATGTCGAAGCTGTGATTGGCGTCAACGCTGCGGTGATCGCCAACAAGCTGCTGCAGGTCGCTTCCGGCGCAGTTTATCAATCGGCGAACAAGTACCACGTTGTCGACGACGGTCGATACAAGATGGTGCTCGACCTCGTCGAGGAGCGGGACCACAGCCTGGTGCTGTTCTTGTGGCAACACCAGCGAGACCTGATGGTCAAGGAAGCTGCGGCCCGCAAGATCCCCTACTGCGTGATCGATGGCAGCACCCCTGAAAAGATCCGCGACAAGCTCGTGGCCGAGTACCAGGATGGCAAGTACCAGGTGCTCTTTGGTCACCCCAAGACCGTAGGTCACGGCATGACCCTGACTCGCGGCAACACAACGATCTGGGCCAGCCCCACGTACGACGCCGAGCTGTACGCGCAGGCCAGTAAGCGCCAGCACCGCATCGGTCAGACCCGCAAGACGGAGACGATCACGGTGGTGGCGGAAGGCACGATCGACGAGCGCGTTGTGAAGATTCTCAACGAGAAGAACCAGCGCATGAACAACCTCCTTGACCTCTTCCAAGTCGCCGCAGCATGATCTCGATTAACTTTTTTCGTTCTGCCAAAGAACGCGCCGAAGCAGACCTCGTCAACGCAGAGCTGGACCTCTTGGCTGCCGAAGCCAAGCTGGAACAGTACGAGGCTCAAGCCCTGATGCTCAAAGCCCGCATCGAGCGGCTGAAAGAGCATCTGGGCTATGACCGCCCTGTCCCGATGGAGGTCGGTCAATGAGCTGGGCTTCTGCAGTTCGCGCACCAACAAAAGCGAAGGCTGCACCGCCCCCGCAGGTGTTCTACACCCCACCCGTCGATCGATTCCCCATCGACTGGGACCGGCTGGTTTCGCTCGACTTTGAAACGTACTACGACGCCGACTACACACTGAGCAAGCTCAGCACGTCGGAGTACGTCCGCGACCCGCGATTCAAGGCCCACATGGTGGGCATCAAGGTCGGGCGAGGCAAGACAAAGGTCGTGCCCCACGCCAGGATCAAGGCTGAGCTGGCCAAGATCAACTGGGCCACGCACAGCCTGCTGTGCCACAACGTGCAGTTTGACGGCTTCATCCTGAGCCACCACTACGGGATCGTGCCGAAGCACTACTTCTGCACGCTGTCCATGGCCCGGGGTCTGCACAGCAATGAAATTGGCGCCGGCCTGGACGAAGTGGCCAAGTTCTACGGCGGCGAAGGCAAGCTCGACGGCGTGCTGGAGACCACGAAGGGCCTCCGCAACTTGCCCAAGGCCGTCTACGACAACTGTGCCGAGTACTGCGGCCAGGACGTCGACGAGATGTTCCGCGTCTTCAAGGAGATGCACGCTGTCTACCCGGCCGATGAGATGCGGCTGATACACATGACGGCCCGCATGTTCTGCGACCCCGTGCTAGTCGTAGACCTGCCGCGCGTGCAGAAAGAGTACGAGCGCGAAGTCTTGCGACGCGAAGAGATCTTCTTCGCTGCGGTGAACGCAGACGACTACGAGCCGGACGGCGAGCGCTACGATAAGGAGCTGTTCAAGAAGCTGATCAAAGGCCCGGCTGAGCGTGCCCTCACCGGCAAAGAACGGCGCATGCACATCGTCAAGCGCATCATCGGGTCGAACGAGCAGTTCGTGAACCTGCTGCTTGAGACGGGCATGTCCGAATGCGACATTCCGCGCAAGATCAGCAAGGCCTGGATCGCAAAGAAGCCTGCCGACCGCAATGACGAGGACAAGTGGAGCTACGCGTTCTCGAAGGACGACCTGGACTTCATCAACCTGCCCGAGCGTGTGTGGGACCTGTTCCCCGAGCTTGACCCGGACGACAAGAAAGACGTCCAGCGGGCGGCTGAGCTGAGTCGCCGCTTGCAGACTCTGGTCGAGGTGCGCCTAGCGGTCAAGTCCACGACGAACATCACCCGCGCCGCCCGGTTCCTGGAGGCCGGCAAAGACGGCATGCGTCTGCCAGTGGGCTACGCCTACTATCGTGCGCATACTGGCCGCTGGGGTGGCAACAACAAGATGAACATGCAGAACCTCACCCGTGGTGGGGAGCTGCGCCTGTCCATCCTGGCACCGCCCGGTCACCAGATCTGCGTGGCCGACTCCGGCCAGATCGAAGCCCGCGTGAACGGCTGGCTGTGGGACCAGGACGATCTGCTGGACGCGTTCCGCAACGCCGACACCTGGGACAAGAAGACCATGGGCGTGGCCCGTGGCGACAAGCGCGACGCGTACTGCCGATTCGCCGACAAGATCTACGGTCGAGAGATCACCACTGAAGACTCCCTGGAGCGCTTCGTGGGTAAGGTCTGCGTGCTGGGCCTGGGCTACCAGATGGGCGCGGCCAAGCTGCAGATGACGCTGGCCAAAGGCGCACTTGGCGGCCCGCCCGTGTTCTTCACCCTGGAGGAATGCCGCAACATCATCAACACCTACCGCCGCGCGAACTACAAGATCGCTCAAGGCTGGAAGGTGTGCGAGCGGATCATCGAAGACATGGCCGCTGGCCGCAGCGGTAGCCACAAGTGCATCAGCTGGGGTGGCGACGAAGACGGTAACGGCTGGATCATGCTGCCCAACGGCATGAGCCTGAAGTACCCGAACCTGCGCAAGGCCCGTGGCGACAAGGACTGGGACGAGTGGACGTATCAGTCGGGTGACGTGCGCAAGAAGATCTACGGCGGCCTGCTCTGCGAGAACCTTGTGCAAGCACTGGCTCGGATCATCGTGGCCACACAGATGCTGTGGATTGATCAGAAGTACCGCACTGTGATGACCACACACGATGAAGTGGTCACACTGCCCAAGAAGTCTGTGGCTGCCAAGTGCTACGAGTTCATGCACAAGTGCATGACCACTCCGCTGCCTTGGTGCCCCGACATTCCGTTGGCCGCTGAAGGCGGCTTCGCTGACAACTACTCCAAGTAAGGATGACCCATGAGCAAGACTCGACTGACCAAAGAAACTCGCGCCGAGATCATCGAACGCGTCGTGCGTGCAACGAATATCCCAGAACTCAAAGACAGCATCAAGTCTCGTACAAAGGCAGCGGCGGTGCAAATCGTCCGCAATGCCCAGCCTGAAGGCTTCTATGAGGTGACGCGCAGTCTGCCGAAAGAATGGTTTCAGACGGCCCATTCGCTTTATGTTCCTACCCACATGGACGGAGTGCATAACCCCCTGCGCATCATCGGGGTCGTTAGCCAACACAGTCACCACATTGACTTCGACGACCTGGTCACCGTCGCCGAGAGACATGGTGAGTTCAGCTACGAGCTGCTCGCTCCTCTGACCAAAGAAGCTGAAGAACTTGCCGAGCGCGAAAGCCAGCTACGTGGTGAGATCAGCTCGTTCCTCAACTCCTGCCGCTATGTCGAAGACATCGTCGAGCGCATGCCTGAACTAGAGCCGCACATCCCCCGGCATTCGAAGAGCTTTCCGCTGACTGCTCCGTCGAACCTTCTGAGCACCCTGTCATCACTCGGTTTCGACAAGACGGTGAAGGCATGAGCAAGACGTTCCCTGACCTTCACACCAAGTTCGTCAACCGAACCTGGGTCACTCATGACGGGCGCTCACGTCAGCTGCGCCACTTGACGTATCACGTCGAGACAACGAGCGGCAAAGTCTTCTCAGCAAGCAGCATGTTCAAGGCCGTCGGCCTGGCTGTGAAGTACGAGTAAGCCCGGATCGCCATGCGAGGTGAGTGATGAGCGTCACCACCAACGTGTCTTACGCAAGCCTTATCCAAATAAGACTACGCCCGTCGAGGGTCGACGTCATCATCAGCGAGATGAACACAAAGTGGGAGGTGATCTTCGTCAAGACTGGGGCGAGGTTCACCGGCACCGACTGGAAAGACGTCCTCGATAAAGTTGTGGTATACCGTGACGCGGCACATGCTATGACTGGAAACTACCCATGAGCGCACTGAAAGATCCTCGATGGACGGCGTTGCCAGATGACGTCCAAGAACGCCTGCTGGAGAAGCATCGGGACCTAAACGTCATCTGGCACGACTGGTCGGACGAGACGATCGATGAGTTCAAGGCCAAGGCCCTCGCTCTCGGTATCTCCGTGGACGACGTGTTCTGGTCAGGATTCTGGTCACAAGGTGACGGTGCATGTTTCACCGGCTACGTTCGCGACTGGCATGAGTTCCTCAAAGCAGTCAAGCCCGACATCGACCCTGCTGTTGCTGGGTGGGTGAGCGACAACTTGACGCGCATGCACATCAAGACTGGCGGCAGCTACTGCCATAGCGGCACGATGTACGTCGAATTCCACTACCAAGATCTCGATCAGCCCTCTGACCTAGAAGACCTACAGCTCTCGCTGTGGAGAGTTCTGACCAAGAACGGCGACATCCTCTACGAGATGGAGAGCGACATCCTCACCTACCTACGCGACCTGGCAGACGGCCTCTACCGGGAGCTGGAGAAAGAGTACGAGGATCTGACCAGCGACGAAGCCGTAGTCGACGCTCTGCTTGCGAATCACGAGGACCTGAACAGCCTCGTCGATGATCACGAACTCGCTTCGTGATCGTTTTCTGTTCAAGATAACGTGTACAATCTGTTCCAGATGGAAGGACGTTTCATGCCCACCACGAAAGAAGCCCCGGCCAAGGCTGCTCCTGCAAAGAAGGCCACGAAGACCGCTGCACCCAGCTCTCTGGGTGACGAAGGCGCCCAGCTCTTCAAGCTGCGTGACCGCAAGCGCGAGCTGGAGGCCCAGATCAAGGCTCTCGACGACGAGGCCAAAGAGATCGAGGCACGCCTGCTCAAGAAGATGGGCGACGACAAGCTCGACAAGTTCACTGTCACTGGCCACGGCACGCTGTCTGTCAGCTCGTCCGTCGTGGCTGACGTGAAGGACTGGTCGGAGCTTGAGAAGTTCATCCACAAGCACAAGTACTTCCAGCTCTTCCAACGTCGCGTCTCGGACACCGCTTATCGCGAGCTGCTCGAAGCCGGCAAGAAGATCCCCGGCGTCGAGCCGTTCACCAAGGTGCGCCTGAACGTGCGTGCCACTTCCTGATCGTTCCTCTTTTTTCGAAAGGTACCCCATGGCCACGAAACCTGCCGCCAAGAAGACCGCCAAGCCCGCTGCCAAGACCGGCACCGAAGTGGCCGTCAAGAAGTCCACCGCCATCGTGGACATCCAAGCCCAGCTGCGTGCTCAAGCCGAAGCTGCTGCCGCCAAGATCGCCCCTGCCACCGGCAACAAGATCCGCTACAGCAAGGGCAAGTTCATCCTGCCCGACGGCAGTGAGGCCGCTGAGCTGGAGCTGGTGATCGTCGACTTCGTCTCGCAGAACCTGTACTACGAGAGTGGCTACGACAAGGACAACATCGTCCCGCCCAACTGCTTCGCCATCCACCCCGAGCCCAAGGGCATGGTGCCCAGTGTCAACAGCCCTGACAAGCAGTGCGACGACTGCGGCTCTTGCCCGATGAACCAGTTCGGTTCTGCCGGCGTCGGCAAGGCTTGCAAGAACACCCGCTTGCTGGCCGTGCTGCCGCCCGACGCTGACGAAGACACCCCCGTGTGGCTGCTGAGCGTGCCGCCCACCGCCATCAAGGGCTTCGACAGCTACGTGGGCAGCGTGTTGCGCACCTTCCAGATGCCGCCTGTGGCCGTCGTGACCACGGTCTCGCTGGACGAGAACGAGGACTACTACAAGCCCCTGTTCTCCAACGCCGTGCCCAACGAGAACCTGGACGTGCATTTCGGCCGTCGCGACGAGGTTATCGAGCTGCTGATGGTTGAGCCCGACGTCTCGTCGTTCGGCCAGACCAAGGCCGCCCCCGCACGTCGCCCGGCCGCCAAGAAGGCCGCTGCACGTCGTTGAGGTGAAGCATGGCAGTTCGTCAATGGCACCTCGCTCAGGCCCTGGCTTCGTACCCGAGCCTGAAGCGAGTCCTCGGCGAGCTGACCGAGGAAGAAGTCCTGAGGGCGCTTGAACTGGAGAGCGCCACTCTTCGACGCCGGTCGTTCATCGACCGGCTTATCTCCAGAGCCGTTCGTCTTAACGAACTTTCGTACTCACGCCAACTGAAGGAGAAATTCCATGGCACGCACCCCCAAGACCCTGACCAAAGCTGAACTGAAGGCCCGCACCGCCGAGCTGAAGGAAGCGAAGAAGACCGTCCTGGCCACCTTCGCCCCGTTCGAAAGCGACCTGAAGGCTGCTCAGAAGGCCGCCGCTGCCGCCAAGAAGGACGCTGAGAAGGCCGTTGCTGCCGCTCTGAAGCTGGTCGAAGCCGCTCAGAAGAAGCACGACAAGGCCGCCGCTGCCAAGGCCAAGGGTCTGGCCAAGATCGAGAGCCAGTTGGCCGAGCTGTCGCCCACCGGCGACGCTGCCTGAAGTCAGGCTGAAGCAAGACTGAAAAAGGGTCCGTAAAGGCCCTTTTTCTTCGCGTCCGCAGCGGGATCTCCCCGGTTATCTGCGTCCGATCTATCAAACAGGAAACGAGAAATGAGCTGTAATGCCATCATGCTTGACCACGAAACGCTCGGTACCACTGCAGACTCAGTGATCATGAGCATCGGCGCAGTCAAGTTCAACCTTGAGACCGGCGAGATCGAGCCTGCGGGCTTCTACGCTTCGGTCTCCATCGACAGCAATCTGGAATGCGGTCGCCGCGTCCAGGAAGACACGCTGATCTGGTGGATGAAACAAGGCCCGGAAGCCCAAGGCGTCTTCCACGAGGGGAAGCTGGCCCTGGCGCCCGCACTCGAGCAGTTCAGCGACTGGGTGGGCACCCGCGACTTCACGATGTGGTCGAACGGTGCCGACTTCGACATCCCCATGCTGGCGCATGCCTACAAGCAGCACCAGATGGAGACCCCCTGGGAGTTCTGGAACACGCGCTGCTTCCGCACGTACAAGAACTTGCCGGGCGCTAAAGCCGTCAAGGTCCCCTTTACGGGCGTCAAGCACAACGCGCTGGCTGACGCATACCACCAGGCTCAAGTGGCCTGCGAGATCTACACGGCATTGTTTGCCAAGGCCAAGAAAGGAGCCAAAGCGTGAACAACATCCAAGACACCCTGGCCGAGCGCGGCGGGCGCTACGGGACGTTCATCGACAACGCCCGTGTGTCGCAAGACCTCAAAGCGGTCATGCGCAACGCGCCGAACTGGGACTCATTGGCACCAGACCAGAAAGAGGCTCTGGACATGTTCGCCAGCAAGATCAGCCGTGCGCTGACTGGCGACACGACCTATCGTGACAATTGGCACGACTTGGTGGGCTTTGCCAAGCTGGTCGACGACCGCATGGCTGCCGAAGAACCGAGGGTCGTCAAACCCAAGCGATGAGCCGCAAGCCCGAGAACGTCTTCATCGATTCAGTTCACCGGCATCTGCCGGTTGAGCTGTATCGAATGAAGAACCACAACGAGTACAACGCCGGCATCGCTGACGTTTGGTACGACGATAAACGAGACGCGTGGGTCGAGTACAAGTTCCTGGTTCTGCCTGTACGCGACACCACAGTCATTGACCTGGCCGGAGGTAAGAACCCGCCGATCACACATCTGCAACAACAGTGGCTCGCCGCACGCCACTCCAATGGGCGGTCAGTCGGCGTCATCGTCGGCTGCAAAGAAGGAGGCGTCTGGTTCCCAGGGGTCAGTTGGTGCGAACCGCTGACAGTCGCTGACTTCAGATCGAAATTGATTTCACGCAAAGAGCTTGCGAAGGTCATTGTCGATCTCGTTTCTAAGTAACACCATGGATGAGAACGTCTTGGAAGGAGCTGAAAAGCTTCGTGAGTTGATGGTTCAAGATGGCATCGCCCGATGCCAGAAAAAGGAAAGCCCACCACCAGGCTTTGACGGTACATGCGGGTGCGGTGATGACATACCCCCGGAGCGGATCGCTCTGGGGTATTACCGCTGCCTTAGCTGCCAAGAGCGTCTGGAAAAATCCCGGCGCAAGAAGTAACGAAGCCCGCTCTTGCGGGCTTTTTCTGCCTTCGCTATCGTTTCTCTATGCCGAATCCATTCACCCCAGAACAGATCGCTCAGGCCGCGCAACAAGGCTGGCAACTGGCGGATGTCTTCGACCTGAAGACCCACAAGCTGAGCACCGAGATCATTCCGACCTGGACACACAAGTACGTGCGCTCGGCTCCAGTGGCTGTTCGTGTGGTGAGCGAGTTGGCACGCGTGAAGAACGATCAGCTGGCGCTGCTCGCTCTGCAGATCGTGATGACGAGCAAACACCCGAAAAGGAGCGCACGCAAATGAGTTTTCGCCCAATGCTGGCCTCGCCAGCCGACTTCAAGATCCTGAAGTACCCGCTGTTCGCATCGCCGAAGCTCGACGGCATCCGTGCTGTCGTACTGAATGGCAAGCTCGTCAGCCGCAAGCTGCTGCCGATTCCGAACAAGCACATCTTTGCCCAGCTCTCGCACGCCGAGTTCGACGGTCTTGACGGTGAGCTGATCGTGGGTAGCCCAACAGCGCACGACGTTTACCGCGTGACGAACTCGGCTGTCATGAGTCACGACGGTACACCTGACGTGACGTTCCACGTCTTCGATGCTCATGACGCCTGCGAAGTATTCAGCAACCGGCTGGCGTACTTGCGACGGCTCTTGCCTCAGATGCAAGACAGTAACCATATTCGTGGGCTGAAAGCGGCCATGCGTGGGCACGGGTGCGTCAACCTCGTGGTCCACGAGCACGTCCACATCAACGACGAAGACGCACTGCTGGAGTACGAAGCCAAGCAGACCGCCCTGGGCTACGAAGGCCTGATCCTGCGTAGCGGCATGGGCCTGTACAAACACGGCCGCTCCACCGCCCGCGAGCAATACATGCTCAAGGTCAAACGGTTCGAGGACAGCGAAGCCATCGTGCTGGGCATCGTTGAAGAGATGCACAACGGTAACGCGGCCGAGACCGACAACTTGGGCCGCACCAAGCGCAGCAAGGCCAAGGCCGGGTTGACCGGTAAGGGCACCATGGGTGCGCTGGCTGTACGTGACGTACACACAGGCGTGGAGTTCGAGATCGGTACCGGATTCACCGCCGCTGACCGCGCCCGCATGGATTGGGTCAACAAGGTCGTCAAGTACAAGTTCTTCCCTGTGGGCGTGAAGGACAAGCCGCGCCACCCGGTGTACCTGGGCGAGCGCCATGCAGGAGACATGTCATGAACAGCCTCGACCCTGACTTCGACTGGCACCGTCAAGGCGTGTTCATCGCCGTGCAGAACAACGTGCCGTTCTTCGAAGCCGTGGCCAACACTGGCTACGGCTGCCGAGCTGAACTGGTGCGAGCGGTGAACCGGCGCTGGTCTGCCTTGCAGGCGGAGGGGTGGGTGATTCAGGAGTACTGCCCGGACGTCACCAGCAGCACCGCTGCGTACCTTTCTGCAGGTTATCTGGCCAGCACGACGCCGGAATGGAACTACCCCGCCGCTGGCGACCCTGCGCCGCCCCTGGGCGTCAAGCTGCAGCTTCTGAACAGCGGTGGTATCGCCACCATGGGCCCTTGGACTGAGGGCAGCAACTTCATCGCCTGGGCCCCCCTGCTCAAGCGCAACAAGGGCAAAGAAGCCCGCATTTCAACCCCGGAGAAGACATGTTAATAGTCCGACCTGAATCGATCGAAATCATGGTGCGCATGCAGCACACCTTGAACTCACAGATCAACCCCCAGTGGGTGACCGCAGGCTACGAGTGGCACCGCGCCGCATGGCTCGAAGCCGGCGAGCTGATGGATCACCTCGGCTGGAAATGGTGGAAGGCCCAGAAGCTTGATCTGGTCCAGGCGCAGATTGAAGTGATCGACATCTGGCACTTCCTGCTGTCGGACTACATCGTTCACCACGGCACCGCTGCTGCGCAAATCCTCGCCGAAGAGATCAATGACCCCGACGCCAAGGTCGTGCTCTACCGGGGCAAGCTGGTGCGCTTGGACGAGATGTCTGTCAAAGAGACGGTTGACGTGTTCGCCAGTCAGGCTGCTCAAGGCGTCATGGGCGCCCGCATCTTTGACGCGCTGCGTTCGCACGTGTTCCTGAAGTGGGATGACGTGTACCGCATGTACACCGCCAAGAACGCGCTCAACATCTTCCGTCAAAACAACGGCTACAAGGAAGGCTTCTACGTCAAGGACTGGGCTGGCGAAGAAGACAACGTCTTTCTGGAGAAGGTCCTGGCCGCGAACCCGAACATCGAGTACGCCGAGCTGGAAGCCACGCTGAAGCAACGCTACAGCGACATCCTGATGATGAGAAGTGCAGCATGAGAGTCCACGTCGTCTCTACCCCCGTAGGTATCTGCTTCTGCGGTAGCAAGGCTGAAGCCGCGACCGCTCGTGCCAGCTTCAGCCGCTCCGGTGTTCATCGCAAGGACATCGAGACGCACGAGGTCGACGTGCCGACGAACAAGGATCAGCTCCTGTCGTTCCTAAACAGGCTCACCGGTCAAGCGTCTGTGGTCGAGGGTGCCAAGGCGATCACCGCACACTTCGCCCTGACGCGCAAGGACTGATGAGCGAGGCACGCCTACTCACCTAGCCCGCCACTCGGCGGGCTTTTTCGTTTCTGGACGCCATGCACACTTACCACTTCGCCCTCGTGTCCGGCAATCTCAAGACCGGGCCCATCCCCGTCACCACATCCAGCGCATCTACTTGTCCTGAGGTGTGCCCGCTGCGCGGCCAGGGCTGTTACGCCGAGTACGGTCATCTGCGCATCCACTGGGACAAGGTGTCGTCGGGCGAGCGCGGCATCGACCTGGACGAGCTGTGCCGACGCATCCACGCCTTGCCCCGCCACCAGCTCTGGCGCTGGGCTCAGGCTGGCGACCTGCCGGGCGACGGCAAGCGCATCGATATGGCTGCGCTGGGCAAGATCGTGGCCGCGAACAAAGGCCGTGCCGGCTTCGGCTTCACGCACTACGACCCGGGCCTGAAGCACAACGCCCGTGCAATCGAGCTGGCCAATCAGAACGGCTTCACGCTGAACTTGTCGGCCAACAACCTGGCGCACGCCGACGCGCTGTACAAGCTGGGCGTCGCACCCGTAGTCGTCGTCCTGCCTCAGGACGTCATAAAGCACTTCAAGACGCCAGGCGGCAACCACGTCAGTGTCTGCCCTGCCGCTGTGCGCGAGGGCATGACGTGCGCCCAGTGCGGCGTCTGCCAGAACAAAGACCGCAAGGCCATCATCGGCTTCCCGGCTCACGGCTCGGGTACGAAGAAAGCACAGGCCATCGCGTTGTCACCGGCTATGACAACCGCTATGACAAGGGTGAATAGATCGCTATGACAGAAGAGATCAAGTTTCCGCGCCCGGTGACTGAGTACGACCGGATCTTCGTATCGCGGTACGGCCGGGGCTACTGCGTGTTCGGGCGGAGGTACACAACACTACTCGGTGAGCCGCTCCCGTACGGCCGTACCTCACAGGCTTGCAACATCTATGATGAGGTACTGTATACGGACACCAACCTCAACCGTACCGACTTGATGTGCATCAGAATCATGCAGATCAAAGAGCTGGCTCGCGCGATGCGAGGTGAATCATGATGAGCTACTTCCTCCTGGGCTGCATTGATATCAGTGACGGGGCCAAGAAGGCCCTTGGGCGAATCCCGCTCGACCTGCTGGCCAGGCATGCCATGCACGAGCACGGCATGCTCACCGAAGAGGAGCATGTCCGCAACCGCGACAACTCAAGAACTGGAGGCGAAATCATTTCAAGATACCGCACAGACCCCCTGAGCCCTAAACCCCAAACCGTCCTGGTCCGCACACATGCAGGCTGGGGCAAGACAACCATCACACTAGAGCGCCGCAAATCATGATCGCCTTCTTCACATTCCTCCGCGCCGTCCGCATGACATACAAGGCCGTGCGTGCCGCCATCGGCATCGTCCTCGTGGCCCACGGCATGTCAGTCTGGGTGCGCAACAAGGTGCGCGGCACGGCTCACGCGCCGGCCTGAACTCTTTCTCTCTAGGAAGAATCAGTTCTTCTTTATTTATCTACTAAATTTCTCAATCAATTTTTTAGAAATGTAATGTAAGAATGTAAGTAGTAAAGTAGTAAAGATCCAGCTATAGCTAGAAAAGGACGCCGAAGCGTCCTTTCATTTTTCGTCGAGGCGTTATGGGCAGGCCGTCACTGCACCCAGTTGCTGTACAGCGGCATCGCTGGCAGCGACCGCAGCACAGTCTTGTCGGCAGGATCTGTAATCGCGTCGAACACTTGGTCCACCGTTGGCCCCATGAGTGACACGGGGTCGCTTGTACCTTCGAAGGCGGTGCCTGGGATACCCAAGAACCCTGCCCGCTCGATACCTCGCATCACCCAGTCACCAGCAGTCAGCCCCTGCATGCTCGGGGGCAGCTCACCTCCGCCCTGGATCAGGCCCTTGAAGATGTCTGCGGCAATCATGGTCGGCACGTACCAGAGGAACGAGCCCAACGGAGCCATGTTGCCGTAGTTCATCTCCTTGATCCCACGCTTGAGGATGGTCTGGTGGAAGCTGTAGCTGAACTGCTTGAGGTGGAACATGAATGACCAGCGAGGGTCACTTGCCCAGCTCGGGCGCTGCGCTGCGTTCGGTGTGAGCACCGCGCCTTCGACCCAGCGGTTGATAGCCTGATGGACCTTGACTGCAACGGCACGCGCCTGCGTGGGGGACATGCCCGCATCTTGCAAACCCTTGACGCTGGTGATCAGCTCACCGTCAGCGTCGAACTTCACGTCGGTGGGCGTCAGGCCCAACTCTTTCAGCCACCGGGCGCTATGGGTCTCGGGGGTCTTCGTGTGACGCTCGATGAAGCGCACGGCTGAGCGCACAGCCCCGGAGCGCATGCCCCGGTTCCAGGCTTCCATACCGTTGATGCGGAAGAACCAGTCGTTCAACTTCTTCGCACCCGGGGCCATGTAGCCGGACGAGTACTGCTCGGAGACGAACTCGCTGAACATCAGGCTATCCACAGCACCGATGTCCTCGGCCAGCTGCGTCCACTTGTCCATCTTCGTCGGCACAGGCTCGCTGCGCATCATGTTGCGCCAGTTGCGGAAGACCTCGGTCATACCCCGCAGGAACGTCTCATAGGCCTCCTTCATCGTGGCGCCGCGCGAGACCATGTTCAGCGGATCTACGAACGAGGCGAACAGGGTCAGGGGCAGCAGACGCACGTTCTGGTATGCCGTGATCCAGCTCGTGGCCTTGCGCCACTTCTCATCCGTGTCCTTGCCCAGCGAGCCCTCCATGGCGGCAGTCGCGGTGATGACCTGCTTGTACTGGCGCTGAGCCCAAGCCTCGGCCTGCTCGGCATCGTCGAACTTGCCTTCCCTGAGCTGCTTGCGGGCCTCTCTCATCAGCTCGGACTGAACACGGTCAAGGTCCTGCTGCAGGTTGATACCGTCCTTGCCGAAGCGGTGGTGGTACTCGGCCGCACGCGCACCACGGTGGAAGTAGGTGGTCATGATCTCGACCAGATCCTTTTGCAGGAACTGCTCGCGGTCGGCGGCTTCAATCCAAGGCAGCTCAACCTTCTCCTTACCGGCAAAGAACGGGTTCAGCACGCCACCGACATGGGTGACGTCTTTTTGGGCCTGTGCCTTGCTCGTGGCCCCCACCATATAGCTCCACAGCTCCTCGCCGTCGCGCTTGTACTTGTTGGTGATAAGGTCGATGAACTCGGCCTTTTTCTCCACCAGCTTGTCAAAGTCCCACACGGTGGGGAAGTAGTCCCGGCCCGCGTCAGCCACAGGCAGGCCGCGACCGTCGGACATGTACTCGTAGAAGTTGCCCAGCAGGTCACGGATGCGCTCGACTGCGCGGCGGTGAGGCACATAGGCGATGTCCTCGGGCTTGACCTTCTGCTGCAGCAGCTTCGTGATCTCAGTCATGTCGGCCTTGGTCATGCCGTCCACGATGCGTGCGAAGCGGTTGCTGTACTGGCTGGCCACCACGCGGCGAGCGTTCAGGTAGCCGGGCTCCATGCCAGCAGACTCATCGTCGCCAGGGTTCGTGAAGAACTGTTTGGCCAGCTTGCGAGCCGTCTTGCTGGCGCTTGTGGCCAGCACGGTCTCGGCCGGCACCACAGCGGCGTAGACAGCCTGGAGCTGCTTGTCGAACTTGCGTCGGGCCTTGGTGGTCATCGTGCCCTGGTTGATGATGTCGGCCAGCACACGACCGGCGAAGCTGGGCTTGGCCGCCTCGCCGGAGTGGAAAGCCTCCAGGATCTCCACAGCACGCTCAGTGTCGGTAATCATGCCGGCAGCGCGGCGCAGGAACTTGCGCACCTTCTGCATGATCGTGGCCGGGCGGCCCTGCGGCAGCTCCAGCAGGCCGGCAGCCCAGAACTGATAGATGTAGGCCAGACGCTCCTCGCCGTCAACGAGCTGCTGACGTGCGGCTGGGTACTTGGCGAGCAGGGCCACGACGCGGTCCATCACCTTCTGGTTCTCAGCCAGGGAGCGCATCACACGCATGGCCTCAGGGTTGTTCTTCAGGAACTTGCTGAAGAAGGCGTGCAGGGCCTCGTGGTACGTCGTCTGCAGGGTGCCTGGGGCGCTCTGCGTGCTGACCTTGATGAGGTTCTCAGCCTCGATCCACTCACCGGAAAAGCCGGTGAGTTCCTCGAACTCCAGGCGCACGCCGGGCAGTACCTTGTCCAGGTACTCCTTGGCCTTGGCCTTGGCCTCCTGGCTGTTGTCGCCCTCGACCGCGTCTTGTTTGTTCAGTTTGCGCGGCATCCATCGACCGGGGGCAACCTCGCTATAACCTTGGTCGGCCAGGAACGTCGCTACTTCACGTTCGCCGACGTTATACGGACGGGACCGAGCTGCGGGAACGTCAGTAATGATCGTGGCTCGCGCTCGGACTGCCCGTCCGAGTTCCTCAAAGTCTGGTGCGATTCGGCCCGCACGGGCGCCTTCGGCCGAGACGAACACGACGTCGTCGGCTGCATACGACCCGGAGTTCGCACGCTGACCCCATGCCCGAGCGTACTTTGCATTCGATGAGCGATCAGAGCCGCGCCCAATGAACTTCGTCGCTTGGTCAGATTTTGCTTGGTCTTTGGCCGCATAAGGTCCAGAAGCGCCGAGATCGACCCGTCGCGCCTCACTGGGCGTCGTACGCACCAACGACTCCACCCAACCAGCGAACACGACGTTAGGGCCAAGCAGATGCTTCACCGAGTTGTAGAAGCGTCGCGCACGCGCGGTGACTTGGCGCCAGAAGTTGGCCAACTCAGGGGTATCGTCCAGCTTGAAATCCGCGTCGCTCGACACGTACTTAGCAAACTGCTCAGCGAACCATTCGTCAAACGACGTGAGGTAGTCCACGAACTTTTCAGGCTGCTCCCTGAGCGCCACGCTTGTGGCGTCGATCAGCTGCCCTACTTGTTGGTGAGACATCTCAGTCTCTGAGATAGCCGTACGAACTGCGGCAGGTACACGCGCCTGGGAAACAAAGCGCTGTAGGTTACGCGAACTCATCTGTGCAGCCTGGAAGTCGCGCTGGTACGCATCCATGAGCTTCTTCTGCACAGTGGCGTCGGCCCTGTCGAACACGATCTTTTGCAACGCGTGGCCGAACTCGTGCGCCAGTCGCGCCACACCTGTCGTCGGATCGTTGGAGTCTCCGACCTGGAGAATCACGTGAGACCCGTTCACCCGCATGTAGACGCCGCCTAGCCGTGCATCTGGGCTGGCCCCCGTCGCAGATTTGATGTCTGCGGCTAGGGGGCTATCCTCAGGAACCCGCCGCACAGACACTTTCACGCCGCCGGCAAACTTCCGCGACCACTCATCGACGGTGGCTTGCGCAGCTTTAGAGCCGGCAAACCGACTGTCGGAGAGAACGGTCTCCAACGCCTCCGCGACAGCAGTAGCCGTCGCGTCACCGTACTTCGCCCCGTACTCACGTAGTGTGGAGGTGTTGATACCGTTCTTCGCCACGTCGGCGGCAAGTCGCTGGACCTCTTCTGGGCTGGGTGCTTTACTCTGCGCCCCACCGGGCGCGGCGCTGGATTTTGGGGCTTGGGCCGCCACCTCCGGGGCGGCGCCTTTGAGCATTGCGCGGACCTCATCGTCATCTACTCGGGCAATGCCGTCGTAGAACGACCCCAGGTCGGTCTGGATAGCGCCCTCGGCGAACATCTCGTCCAGCATGTCGAGCATCTCGATAGCCTTGTCCAGCTTTTCCAGCTGGTCGTACATGGCGTCGTCGAAGTCTTCTTCCGCTGCCAGCTCAGCACGCTGCTTGCGCAGCTCGGCTTCACGGGCCTTGCCCCGCTGCCACATCGTGTGCGCGGTCTTCAGGAAGCGGTCCATGTCTTCCTTCGTGTCGAGGCCTGCGTAGTCCTCCTTCGTGACTCGCCGCATCACCTCTTTCTCGTAGGCGCGGTCGGCGGACGGCTCAGCCTGGGCAGGAGCCTGGGCGGGAGCCTGGGCAGGAGCCTGAGCCGGCTCATCGACTACCTTGGCGTCACCGGCGATCTTGCCCAGGGCCGTCATGACGTTCTGGGCAGTGATCCGTCCAGCGGCCTGGGCCGTGGCCAGCTCACGAGCGAGGCGCACACGCTCGGCAGGCTTCAGATCAGCCTTCATCAGCACGCGGGCAGCTTGCCGGCGCAGCTCAAAGGCGCGGGCAGCTTCCGCCGGCCCCAGGTCCAGACCGCCCAGCTCATCACCATTCAGGACGCGGGTCACCGGGTAGATGTAGTGGATGCCGCCGGTCAGTCCGCGCTCATCACCCTCTTTCGGCCGTGCGGCGCTCCTCAAACGAGACTCGATTTCAGCCAACGCCTCAGCAGGCTGCTTCTTCAGAGTGTCGGCCAGCTTCTTTGCGTCCAGCTCGGCGAAGCGCTTGGCTTGCATCGGGCTCACCGGGCGAGGCAGATCGCGTGTCGGGTCGAACCCTTCAGCACGCGAACGGGTGCGCTGGTCGGTGAACTCATCGTCATAGCCCTGGGTTGCGAGGTCGCGCTTGTCAGGACCGAAGAAGTCGAGGGGGGTAGCGTCCTTCGGGGTGCGCGTCCCGGACTCGCGGCGCCATTCAGCAATACGGGCTGCTTCGACAGCGTCACTCGGCTGTACAGCTTTCTTAAGGTACTCGAGCAGACCGTCGACGCGTGCGATGCGTTCACGGAGCGCACGCGCGTCCCCCTGCCCGCCCCTCAACTCATCCTTCAACCGCTTCTGCTCAGCGGTCAGCTCTTCGATGCGTTTGTCGATTGCGTTGGCTTGGAGTCGACGGCCGCTGGCGATGTCCGCCGCCACCGCCGCCACTACGTCAGGGTCGTACCCGCTCTCGCGGGCGGCGGCTTCAACACGCTTGTCCGCAGTGAGTCGTTCTGCACCGAAGCGGTTCTGCAGCCCGGCGTACGGCATCTTCTTTGCGGACCGTTCGACCTGTACGGGGTTGTCGAAGAACTCTCCCTTCTGCTCGAATGTTAGCCGGTCAGAATCGGGGCTGCGCGGCTGGCGGTCAGCAGGGACAGGGGCTTCGCGGTTAGCGTACCGAGTACCCACTTTGCGGTCCAGCCCACGCTCACTCATGAACGCCTTGCGCTCCTCAGGCGTCTTCAGAAGGTTGAAGTCGCGGCGCTCCTCGACCGTCATCGAGGCGTACTCCTGGGGCATGATCTCGAACGAGTCCGCCGCCTCGGGGTCGATTGGGTCCAGCAGGCTGTCTTTCTTCAGCGCATCTTGGGCGACTTCGTTCTGCCTGCGCGCTTCAGCCACTGCTTGTTCGCGCTCACTCAGCGGTGCGCGGTTACGCACCTCGTCAGCCAGCTCGCGCCGTTTCTTCCGGTATTCCGCGACGGTCATCGTCGCCAGCCGGAGACTGCCGGGCAGCTTCTTGCCGGTGAACTGCTCCCGCTCACCCTCGGCGTTCGTCTTGTAGGGCACGACCTTGGCGTCCACGAGGCCGCTGTCCAGCACCGCACCCATACCCATTGCCAAGTCTGCGACGAACTGCTCATCGCGCCACATCGGCGCGAGGTCTTTGGCGTCTTCGTTGCGCTCCAGATCACTGGCCTCGCTCTTGCGGCGCTCGTTACGAGCCCACTTCACCAGGTCGTCGGCCCGCATGTTCACGGCCTTGCCTTTGCGCGAGAACGTGATGATGTTGTTCTCGTCCAGGATCTGGTGCTCCCGCGCCGGGTTGGTGTCCCGGAGTTTACGAGCGGTCTCGACCGCCGGCTCAGCTTTGCGCTTCAGGCTCGTCAAGTCCTTGATGGTGAACTTCTCAGGAGCCTCATCCACAGCCGATTCAGCGACCACCGCGTACCGGCTGGCGAAGTACTCGGTCATGTCCTCTTCCAGCGCCTGACGCTCCTCAGCGTTGAGCCGGAACACACGTTTGCCCTCACGAGCTTTGCCGTCGACAACTTTCATGTCGATCGAGTCGATCACATAGGCGCTGGCGGCACGCGCCCGACGCAGCGCTGCCCTCCGACGGTCAGGGGTCCAGACTTTACGGTTGTCCTCGGCGTCTTGGCGCAGGTAGTCTCGGTACAGCGCCATCTTCGCAGGCGTGTCCATACCCTCCTCATCCATGAGCTGGAGGGCATCGACTTTGCGTACAGCGGTCTCAGGCCCCAGCTGCTTCACCAGGTCATCCATCTTCTTCTGGATGCCGCTGACCTTCCCCTTCTTACCGTCGGGCAAGTCGACGGTCACCATGGTGCCGTCTTCGAACAGTCGCGGACGCATCGACTTCTCGACGTCGCGATCTTCATCGTCCTTGACCTTACCGACGTACTTCTCGAACGCGCTCACACCCTTCTTTGCGTCGGGTATGGCGACGTCGCCCTTCTTGTGGAACCCCACGAAGCGGGTCTTCTTCGACTCTTTGCTTCGACGTGGCTTTCCTGACTCGTCCGCCATTGAGATGGTGGCGTCAGAGCCGGAATCTGGGTCGTCGTCCGGGTCGACGTACTGACCTTCGTCAGCCACGTCATCCCACAGGGAGTTCGGGTTGCCGGTCTCCTCGGAGTCGCCGTTGTACTCGCGGAGCATGGCGTCGAGCTGCGCATTGCCGCCGACCGCGCGAACCACAGCCATGCGCTGCTGAGGCGTGGCCGTGCCACGAGCGATCGTGTCGACAGCGCGGATGATTGCGTCACGCAGGTCTGCGTCGGCGTAGGCTTCTTGTGCCTGCACAGGGTCCATGTGGCGGATCAGGCTCAGCCCCAGATCGCGCTGGTTGCGGGCTTTGGCTATGGCCACGTTCCGTGCAGTGCCGGACACGAGGTTCTGCAACTGATCGAGCACCAGCTTGCCCTGCCCGCCCGCGATGCGGCGCATCTCATTCACCTTGGCGACCGCACCCTCGCGGCCGAAGGCGGTCATCAAGTCGTCTGCCATGTCCATGGCCTGCATCAGCAGCCGGGGCGACAGGACTCGCGGCGACTTGCGGCGCTTGATGTTCGACTCGGACGTCTCAATCAGGTCACCCAGGTCCTCACCCAGACGCTGAAAGTGCTGACCCATCTTCGACGAGCGCTGGCTCAGAGGCACGCTGGCGCTCTCACCGCGCAGGTAAGCACCCAGGTTGTCACCGATGCGCTGAACCTGGTCCTCCACGGTCTGCAGGTTCTTCTTGGTGGCGGCGTCTTTCACGCCGTCCATGGCAGCCTTGCCCATCTTCAAAGCGCCCTTGGCAGCGCTCGCCAAGCCACGGGTGGCAGCAGACGCAACCGCCCGAGCAGCACGCTCACCTGCACCGCCGGCCTCTGCCCGGCGCACGAGGTCGTCCTGGGCGGCACGGCTCACGACGCGTTCAGCCGCCTCCATCTGGGCGCGGACGCGGTCAGCTGGGTCGTTCTCGGGGGTCAGCCGGGCAAGCAGGGCCTGGTCTGCAGGGTCTTGACTTCCGCCCAGGTACCGCTGGGCTACTTCGCTGGCGCGGTTCAGGGCCTGGGCAGTACGGGCCATGGTCTCTTCCATGGGCATGTCTTCGGGCAGCTCGGCAAAGACCTCGTCCAGAGCGCTGCGGTCTTCCGGGCTCAGCCGTGGTGCAGCCGGTGCGCCAGGGGCAGCACCTTCGCCCAGGTCCACCTCGCGGCGGCTGAACATCTCCTTGAGCTTCGCCGCACGGCTGGTCGGCGCGTTGGGCCCGCCCTTGGGCTTGCCTGTAGCCATGTCGAACTCGTCGCCGGCCTTGCCGCCCACGACGTTGCCGACCCGCTCCCGAGCACCGCCGGCGAGCTGGCTGACGGCAGAGATCGGCCCGCCGCCCAACGCCCCGCCCACAGCGGCGTTGGCCAGCTCCCAGCCGTCCTCGGAGGTGTCGCGGTTCGGGTTCAGCATGCCCAGCACCTGCTGCTGACCAAACTGCTGGGCGGTCTCAGTAGCGCCCTCGCCCAGCATGTCCAGCCCGATGCGGGTGCCGGTGCCTACGCCTTGCTGGCGCAGGGTGGTGGGCAGCAGGCCGCGCCCGCCTACCACGCGCCGGGCGGCGGCAGCGGGCAGCAGGGTATCCAGGGCTCCACCAGCCAGGCCGTAGGCGTTCGCCACCTGGTTCAGATCCTGCGCCGAGTGCGTCGCCATGATCGTGGGGTCCTGCACGGCGCTGTTGTAGAACTCGCCGGTCATCTGCCGCTGGTTCACGCCGAAAGCGGCTGCTCCGGGCGCAGCTGCTGTGGCGACTTGTGCCGGGCGCCCCATCTGACCGACAGCCCTGGCAATCGGCCCCAGCCGGGTGGCTGCAGCGACACCCAGAGCAGTTGCAGCAGAGTCCTGCATGGACGCGACGCCCTGCCCCACCTGACCGGCCACATACGAGCCCAGGGTGCCCACGCCATCGATCTGGCGGATGTCGCCGACCTCGGGGGCGAACGCACCCTGCCGCGCCTGCAGCATGCCAATCTCGTTGCGCAGCTCGTCGGCCTCAGCGTTACGGCCGGCGGCCCGCAGAGAAGCCTCCTGAGCTGCGAGGTAGTTGGACTCCACGCCCAGACGCCCGGCCGTGTAGCCACGGCGCAAGCTGGTCTGCTGCCCTGCGTCCAGGGCGAGGCGCTCTTCAGGCGTCAGGTTGTTGTCGACGAACAGGTTGTCGCGCAGGGTGGCCATGGTCAGTCCTTGGAGTTAATTTTGGCGCCCATCTTCTTGAGCATGTCGAGAGAAGCCTGGTCGACCGCGCCCGACGGGACGTACAGCACTTCACCGTTCGGAGTCTGGATCTTCCAGTCGCCCTTTTCTGCTCGCGCAGTGCCTGCACCTTCCACCGCACCCAGGCGCGTGATCGTCGCGCCTTTGACGTCAGGCAAAGAGCTGAACTCTTCGACGGTGTTGTCCCACCCGGCGCGTTTGGCCCAGGTCGAGTCGCGGTACTGGTTGAGGCCCTCCAAAAGCTGGATACCCCGGCGCACGTCGTCTTGGCGCTCCGCTCGCTCTGCCGGGGTCATGGTCGACCAACGCCCGCCAGTGATGTCGTTGGCCACGGCAGAGTTGCGGGCCAGGAGGCCTGCGTCGATCTTGTTGCCCTCACCGACAGACAGCGATTTCAAGAACGCGTCAGAGTCCTCGCGATTCTTGATCGCGATCCCCTGCTCACTCGACGCCATGCTGAGAAGCTTCGAGCCGTCGTAGCCCATTCCAGCCAGATTCCGGGCCGCAGTGTTGTAGTCGCCGTTGGCCATCTGCCAGGCCTGGGAGACGGCCTGACGCTCCATCTGAGCTGCCATCGAGGCCTGACGACCGCGCAGGCTGGCAGCCTGGGTGGTGGCCTCGGCCTGCACCAGATCGCCTTCCAGACGGCGGTCGGCGCCGTAGCGGGCGGCGTCGGCCTGGGCGCTGGCGTTGCGCAGCGAGGTCTCGTTCGCACCCTGAGCCAGGGCTGCGCGGTCCAGGGCATCCAGCTCGCGCATACCGCGCTCACGGGTGCGCCGGTCGCGGGAGTCGGCATAGAACTCGGCTGAGCGCCGACGGTTGGCCAGATCTCGCTCTGCCTGCGTCGGGCCGAAGCCAGCCACACCACCCCCTTGGACACCCGGCTCGACGCGTGCTACGGGGCCGCCAGACCCCGCCATGGCGGTCCGTAGAGAGGGGCTCATGCCCGGGATCTCGCCCATGAAGCCGCCGGGGGTGACGGTCTTACCCGCCCCGTCCACAAACTGAGGGTTTACCCCTACATTCGAGCCGGAGTAGACCGGACGACCGTTGGCGTCCAGGGTACGGTGGACCACACCTTGGCGCATGCCGCCCGGCAGTTCAGCGGGCAGCTTCGCCAGCTCGGGGTCGAAGTTGTCCCGCAGTACGCGGCCCGGACCGGGCGTGCTGGAGGTCAGCCCCCGTGTGTTCAGGCCCTCGACCACGTTCTGAGTGCGGGTGCCAGAGTTCGCAGGCGCGACGGTGGGTGCGACAGGCATGGTAGAAGCGGGGCGCAGCCCGAACTTGTCCG